AACGACCCTCGGGCATCTCGGATCTTTGTAAAGCCTCATCAGTTCGGCCCCAAAAGCGAGGACGGCTGTCTTGGTGCTCCATCTCAGGGCGCTTTGATCCTTGAGGGCTGGCCAAAGGACTTTCCCGAACTCGACGAGATCAAAGGCTTTGCCGTCTGCATGAACGTCCGACCGGTAAACCAGCTTTCGGAGCACCTGGTTGAATACCGCATTGCCCGCGAGCTGCTGCTCGAGCCAGACGTGCCGGTGGTGGCCTTCACGGATGCACTGCGGGACGTTTCCAAGACCTCCAAGACGTGCTCCCGGGCTTCCCCCGCCCGCCCTGTTGAGATCTGCGACGCTGATGTGAAGGTGGTGCTCGCTGTCCTGTAGAAACCGGGCGAAGGCTAGGCGCATCTCTTCGGGGAAGGACTCGGCATGGGATTCCGTGATAGGTCTGACCCGATACCCTTTGAGGGAACCTCCCTTGCCATAGGCGATGTGGCGGGTTTCGAGATTGCCCTTGTTCTTCTCAAGCCATTCAGACGTAGGCTCTGTATCGTAAGCAGGCGGGCGCTGAGGGCTTTTGTAGAGGTGAGGGGCCGCCTGTATAGCCAGACGCGCTCTTGCCGCTCTGACGCGTTCCTCAGGGCTTCTAGGCGGCATGTCCATACCGTGCCCCAACCGCCCTTCCCGTTTCAGAGCTAGGCGTTGCTTCAGCATGGCCGCGCTGGAGATGATTTTCAATTCACCCGGCTCCCATTCACCTGCTTCAAAAGCTGATCCGAGAAGTTCTCAGACGGTAAAGGTTTCTGTCTCGCGATATTCGGCATCTTGATGTCTGGGAGCGGCGGCGGCTCTGCTGCTGAATCCGGATCGTGCCAAACTCCGATCCGATACAGCGTGTTTTCGATGACGTTCTGTGCGGCATCGTTCAGCCGTTGAAGGTCTGAAACTGCTTTTGCGAGTTTATCTGATCTAGCAAGTTCTCCATTGAGTTCAGCATTGAGCTTTTCTCGGATGAAGATCAGGTCTTGGAGACCTTGGTTGAAGCGTTCGAGTTCGCTGCTCATGCATGCGCTCCATTTGCGAGTTTCGCGGAAAATCCAATCTTCCGACGCGTAGGTTCATCTTCACTTGTGGGGCGTGCCACGCGCATACTTTCGAGCCGTCCTAAGGCTTTCTCGAAGGACTGGCCCAAGCACTTAACGGCGACGATCAGTTCTTTGAGGTGAGCAAGGGAGAACCCGTCTGTTTGGGCGACCCAATTGCGAAGCTCTGAACCTTCAAGGGTTGGCTCTTTGGCTTTGAGATAGGCTTCCCGCGCGACGGCCGACGGCATACCGATATACTGAACCGTATCGAACCGTGATGGGCGGTCACAGAACCTGCGATCCAACCGCTCTGGATAGTTCGTTGTCGCAACGAAGCAGATGCGGTCTACCTGCGCTTCGCCGTCCAACAGCGAGAGATATTCGTGCTCGCCGTGACGCTGCACCAGAGCGTCGATATCTTCCATGATGGCGACAATCGGACGGTCTGGTTCAATCAAACGCAACATGCGGAGACATGCGCCCGCAACACTGGGATGATCGAGGAACAAAACGATTCCGTCGCTGTCTTTGATGAGCCTCTTGATCAGAAGATTGACGCACGACGTCTTCCCAGAGCCTGGAGGCCCCCAAAGAATAAACCCGCGCTTGTGGAGAAATCCTCGATCCTTGAACGCCTGACGCCGTTCCCAGAAGTCATCGAATTCGGCTAGAATGGACAGGCTCGCGTCGTCGGGGAGTTCAAGAAGTCCGTCTGTCTCGTGCTTCTGTTTTACCAACAGAGGCGAACCGGTGTAGTGGTCAATATCGGTTCGATATAACCCTGCAGGCAACTGATCATAGGTTTCCGCGGCACCCCTGAAAACATCGTTGGCTGCCGACCAGCGTTTCATAGCTGGCATATCTTTGATTGAGTTGTGGCCCAATTGGCTAGAGGGCGACGGAACTGAGTTTGTGCCCCTCGCACTATCCCGGATGGCCTCGCTCGCTGACCTGTCTTCACCTAATCGTTCATAGAAATTCGGATCGGCCACTTACCCCTCCCGTTTAAAAAACAACCCAAGCACACCCTGACGCACTGGAACTGCCTTGCTAGATTTCCGTGCCCTAAGCTTCGCGCTCGCATCCTTGCGATTGTAAAAGGCAATAGGCTCGAGCGTGACTTTCCCCCGTCCGTCCTGCTTGACCTTGAAGCCCTTGATGCGCGTTGACCGCATTCACTTCGCCTCCTGTAGAAACTTGAGCGGAGCCAAACTCACTGAAACATTTCGTTTTGAAACTGCTGCTGCTCTTGCTCCTCGATACGCACCACGCATCAGGCTTTTTCTGCTTGGAGGATTGATCTGGAACTTTACTCTTCTTGCTTCCTGAAGAAGTTCAATAGCTTCAGATTCAGTAATTCCGAAGTGCTTTGAAATTTGAGCCGTATCCATTCCTTCTAGGAATTTGGAGCGGACTTCGTTGGCGTGGGGTTTTGTCATTGCGACAGCCATTTCATATGCAGCGCGACGCTTTTGGTATCGCCAATTTCCGTGAAGTACCTAATGGCTGCAGAATCGACCGCTCGGGTGTGTGCAGTGATCAATGCCTCGTTCGCGCAGTCGATGGGGTCCTTCCAAATTTCCGAACCGGTGTACCTAAAAACCCGGTAGCCCATCTGTTGCAAATCGCGATCGCGCGCCTTGTCTTTGGCGGCTTGCTTTTTGGTTTTCTCGTGAAAGTCGTGACCGTCGCATTCGATCACGATGCCTGCGCGACCCGACAGGCCAAATAGATGTCGGATTACGAAATCGACACGATATTTGTCGATCCGAACCTGAGGAGCAACAACGCCCCAGATCTTTCCATGTCCGCGCTCAGAATTGAGATTTCTATCAAGGTCGCATGCATTCAAATTACAGGTATCGAGAATCTCAAATTCCGGGAAGCGAACCCGAACGAGTAGACGTAGCGCAGCGAGAAATGCGAGTTCGATCGGCGACGCGTTTTCACCAAGAGATACAGTCGCGGAACTTTCGGCATCCTCGCAGAGATCGCAGAGCAGGCTGTGACTTTTGTCAAAAACCCTGTCGAACCATTTATCTCCCATTAGTGCTTCTCCCTTGAAAACCCGTTTTCGTCGTATCTTTCAAGCAGCCGTTTGCGCTCTATGACACCAGGCGGACACGCTGTTTTTTTCGACGCTGGCGACGGACTGAGCTTATCGACTGGCCAAATCCCATTGGCGTGCATGTCGATCTGCCGTTCCCATTCCGCCTCATCCCAGTTCGCCCAAGGAGCGTCTTGAGCTCGGACTTCCTCAGCCGTCGATAGGTCAAGAAGGCGAGCGATCACGTCGCCAAGGTTGCCCTCGGATTGCAGGAACCGATCTAGGTCTAAGCGGAAAGCTTTCTCGCCTTCACGGGGTTTGACCTTGCCAAGAAGGAAGTCGGTAAAAGCATCTGACTTCGCGAGAGTTCGGAGTGCTTGGCGGAACCGCTCAACGCCCCCGACGTCCGTCAGTCGTTTCGCAAGGCGTTTTCGTCTCGCGTCTGTCAGGTTCTCGCACTTGGCGAACCCGAAATGTGCTGCCGCCTTGTTGTAGATAGTCAGCGCTTCATCGCACTCGCGCCTCACATGAACGGCTTTCGGCTTCTCAACCGGCAATCCCGGAAATTCCGGTTCCGCAACATCACCCCCCGCCAGGGGGGTAGGGGGGACTATCTCTTGTTCCTTTGTTCCCTTGTTCTTCCTTATATTGTTGTTGCTTGCATGTTGTGTGCTTGTTGACTGCGAGTTGTTTGCTTGTTGAACTGCTTGCTGTTCAGGCTCCTGTATCAACTGGTATTCTGAATAATTACAGACAGTTATAACTGACGCCTGCTTGCCGACTTGCTTGTTGTTTTCTGAAGAAACCCCCGGCGTTGATCGTTCAATCATTCCGTCGTCTTGGAGCTTATCGAGCCACGTTCGGACGGTCTGCGGAGTCCAATTCCAGCGGGCTGCAAGCCATGAAACCGCGCCTACCATTTGGCCCGCTTTGAGCTCCATCTTTCGGCCGCCATTCATCACGGTTCCAGCCGAATAGCGGCACTCCATAAGAAGATCGATAAATGCCTCTGATCGCGAGTGCGACCCATGCTGCGGATCCATCGGCTTAACGGGCTGTCCGAAGCCAACTAGCCAATGCGTGCGGATTGCGCGCGAGATGGCCACCCATCCGTCGTTGCCGCGTACTATCGGTGGTCCGCCGTTATGGCCTATATCGGTCATGACGCGTTGCTCCGCGCCAAATCAGAAAACCGAGTCAGTTCAGCCTCGAATGCCAGTTCGACGATTCCAACTGGCCCATGCCGTTGCTTGCCAATGATCGCCTCAGCCTTGCCGGCCGCGCGAAGCATCTTGGTTTGCCATTCCCGAAATTTTTGGAAATCGCCATCATCGGGCTTTTCGCGCTCGATGTAGTACTCCTCCCGGAAGACAAACATGACGACGTCGGCATCCTGCTCAATGGATCCGGATTCCCTGAGGTCTGATAGCTGCGGGCGTTTATCTTCCCGCTTTTCGTTGGCGCGACTGAGCTGGGATAGCGCGATCACTGGGATATTGAGTTCTTTGGCGAGTGCTTTGAGCCCGGTAGTGATCTGCGTAATCTCCTGTACGCGCTCCTTCTTTGTGCCCGAGAGAAGCTGCACATAGTCAACTACAAGGAGTTCAAGGCCATGCGTCCGCTTTAGCCGGCGAGCTCTGGCAGATAGCTGCGCGATTGTTATCCCGCCGCGGTCATCGATGAAAAGCGGGAGAGCGACCAAACTCTCGGCGGCCTTCTCCAAGCGCTGCAATTCATCTTCGGTAACGAGACCACGCATCGTCTTCGAGCTCGAAACGCCAGCGACCGCAGAAATGACGCGGTTTGCCAATTGGTCACTGGACATTTCGAGAGAAAAAAATCCGACGGGCGCCGGCCGGAGTTCGCCGTATTCGTCGACAAGGCCGCGCTTTGCCACGTTGTAGGCGATGTTCGTCGCGAGCGCCGTCTTACCCATCGATGGGCGGCCCGCCAGAATGATGAGGTCGGAGCGCTGCAGACCGCCGAGCTTCTTATCAAGATCAACAATTCCGGTGGAGACGCCAGCGAAACCGTGACGGACGGCCGATTTAGCTCGATCAACTGCCCTCATTGAGGCGTCAGCGAACGAGACTGCACCAGCACGGCCTGACGCGGAGCGCTCTGCGAGATCGAACAGTCGGGATTCAGCGCTCTCGATAAGGGATCCGGCAGTCACATCGGCCCCGGCTTGGACTGCCTCCGTTGCCAAATCATCACCGATGCAAAGCAGTGAACGTCGGTCCGCTAGCTCTCGGACGGTCTTCGCATAATCGGCAGAACGTCCAACGGTCGTCGCTGCAGCCAGTAGTCGCCCAAGATATTGAGCTCCATTCATCTGCGGATTGACGATGATATGCTCGAAGTAGCTTTTGAGTGTCGTGGCGGATGCGAGCTTGCCGCCCTGGATCAACGAACAAGCGGCGTTGAATATCTGCTCGTGAAGCGGATCAAAGAAATCCGGCCCGGATATGATTTCGGAAACGCGCTCAAATGCGCGATTATCCAGAAGGATAGCGCCAATAAGGGCTTGCTCGGCCTCTAAATTGTGCGGCGGTGAATGAGACGGAATATCCGGATTCCGTCGTGGATCAGTCAGCACAGTTCGCCTCCCACATATTGGGTGCGGCGAATGGGGGAAATACTAAAATTCCCCTTGTGAATTCCGGTTATTGCAGGTAAAAACATCTTGCATTCGCCTTTTCCGAATGTGTTTCGATCGACCTCTGCGAAAGGTCCTTCGCCAATCTTGAGGCTCTTGCCGGCCAGGGCTCGAGCCGAAAAAGTTTTCAGACGCCCGTCACCTTGCCCGTGGCGGGCGTCTGCATTTGCAGCAGATAGTTTAGGGCTCGTTCGACTCCTCTCGCTGTTGACGTTGAACCGGTAATTCCGCGCTCCCAAAGCCCGTCTTTGAGCTTTGCCAGAGTCAGTTCGGATAGGTCTTTGCGGGCTTGAGTTGCACAGCCACGAGGCATGGAGCATTGAGCGGATAAGCGACCGCTAGAGGCAGTATTTACGGGCTCGGAGGGCCGTGAAACGGTGCAAATGATGATCATGGGTTCGCCCTCTTCTCGAGGGCCAGAACCGCGCCGATCATGAACAGGGTCATGCTCATCGACAGGAGCGAGTTTGCCGCCTCGCCAGCGAGCGAAAAGAAGTAGGATGACAAGGCCCAGCAAAGAACGCTGATGCTTCCGACAATGCGGGTGAAGGTCATTTCCGCCCCCGATGCTTTGCGGCCGTCTCTGAACGGATGAAAAATTCAACCGCTTTCACGAGGATAAAAGCGAGAGCAACGCCCCCACCAATGAGAATGGCTACAGTCCAGATGGGCTGAGGATCGGTCATACGTCTTCTCCACATCCGCGCCCTATTGTTTCGCCCTTCGGTCCCGAAGTGAAATCGCGCCAATGGACCCAACCTTTTGGGCAATGAAATCCCCAGTCGCGCACGTTGCGTCCGGTAATGAAAAGTGTCCAAGCGCTGTCGGTGCCGAGTTGAAGACGATGCGCGAACGTCGAGCCGCGATAGACGACGCGAGGCGCTTTCAGAAGCCTCGTGCGGTAGTCGCCGCGCCGATCCTGATAGTGCTCTACGATTGCGCCCTTGAGCATGAAGGATAGGCTGCACCACGGGTGATCGTGCAAAGCTCGGTCATCATCGTCCCGAAGGATGTTGTGCAGGTAGATATTGAACCACCTGTTGCGCGGGATAACGTACCAACGGCGCATGTACGGATTGGCCTCACCTCCGATACACAGATCGGGTTTTCGCGAGAATGGGTTCTTCATGCTGCCCTCGCTAGCCGAACAGGGAGCACGCGATAAACTGTAGGCGAATGGTACTTGCCGTTGATGACCTTCGGCGCAACGCGGCGCTTGACGATCCCGCATTCCGTCAACTGGCGCATGAGCCTGCCCGTTGAAACGGGTTCAAACGTGGAGTCGCAGAATTCCGCGTAGAGCGTGAGCAGCCGCCGCTTCGACATTTCTCCGAACTCGTTGTTATGTCGAAGCCAATCGACAAAGGCTCCGGTATTAGCGGGGGGCAACGGAACGCGCGTTCGGCTGGGTTTAATCGCGTTAGGTCCGCGTTCAATCGCGTTCAACCGCGTTATCGTGGGAGCAGCCAGAGGAAGATCGAGACGCGGGGAGTCCTCCGAGCCCAGGGAAACTGCCTCGGGGAACGGGCCAAGACCTTCGACTGGCATAGAAGACGGCAGCCGTGGCTCATACGCACGATCCCCCCGGATCGGACCTTTCGGAATGAAAGGGAGCATCACGACTGCCGATAGAAAGGCGAATTTCTCCAGCATCAGTTCGTCACCTCTGCTGTTTCACGGGCTGGAATCGGATTTGACGGCGGTTTA